AGTATCAAACCGCTTTTTGAACTTTTCAAAAGTTATACTTTTTCTCCGAACATTATCAATGGCTACTTTAGCTTTTGTTGATGCCGTAACTAATGAAGCTTATTCATTGGTGTTGCAATACAGCCGTTCGTTGCTTGTATTGCGTCTGGTTACTCCAGTGATGTGTTATTTAACACTCATTTTGTTAGCAGGTCACTACATGGTAATTCCTATGTATCGTAGCTCAAAACGTGCACTCCGACGCTTTTTCGGTCCGTATGTTTATAGTCTTGTGGTTCATTACTGCTCGACTATGGTCTTTCCCTTGGTTAGATCAGAGTTTCAACACGTGGATTTGCCTACTCAGAAGGTGTCAAAACATCATACGCATCCTTCTGCTGCTAGTGATCGTACTAGTATGGCGGGACTGATTGATAGGATAATCAGGAAATGTGGTTATGTGCCTTATTCAGTCAGTATGAGCGGGAGAGATTTGAGAGCAGAAAATATGGGGGATCGTTTGTTCCACATGGCAAAGGATTTGGCTATGCCTTTCAGAAATGATCGCATAGGAAAAACCAATATCATTAAGCTTGTTGACGTCGATTATTACCTTCATATGAATATTACTTGGCCTATGGTGTACCGATCATAATGTACACGTTTTGTCCACGCAGCGTCGCTGGCTCGTTGCCCGATGCGTCTTATACCATCGTCAATGATGAAGTGTTCGTGGATGTTAATGGTGGTGCTAAGTATAGTCATATGATTTGGGACTATGAGACTGATTCAATGGTTAGTGATCATTGGTGGGGCTCAACTGTTTGGTTGGTTGAGTCAAGAACATGTCATGATGTGAATAGAAAGTTGGTAGCTTTGTTCCCGGTTCGTTACGTCTACAGTCCATTGGGCTGGATGATATCAGGTTACAGATTGGTGCGAAGGAGATTCACTTTTGGTAACATAAACTTTTCAAAATACCAGCAAATTGTTGCTGATAAGTTGACTTGTTTCATAAGCATGGGTAGACCTGGTGATCGTGTTTCATTTGTTTTACCTGAAACAGTATATCACACAGCTGTCGCTAAATGCTCAATATCAAAAGATCCGTCAATCTCTGACGTGGAACGTCTGTTTCGTGAAGATAAGGTTGAAGAACCTCATTTTGCAGCTGCTTTGTTCATTGTTCTCTGGAAATTCAACAAGGATGCTTTTCGCAGTGTTTTTCCGATTCTAAGTGTGACACCTTACTCAGGCGATACAATTACGTATCAAGCTCTTGGGCCACTTGTCACTGAAGAAGGAAAACCCTCGGGTAGAGAAATTGGAAAGAATTTCACGGATGGTGGGGGCGTTGCTCCTGCTCGTTCGTACAACAATGATGTAGCATGCGTGCAAGGAAGGATTGAAGACGTGAAGAATCAGGTTGTGAAGGTACCACCTTTTTATTTGGAATGTAGGGAAGAGTTTGTTGAACACTTGATTCCTAGTGGGCAGATGTGGACAGGGTGTCCATGGTCAGAACAAGAAGTTGAAGCAAAACAGTGCCGACCCACACAGAGAGCACTAGCGGCCATAGCTAAACCTTTTATGAATTGTGGGACGTTTCTCGTGAAATCGTTCCAGAAAGCTGAATCTTATGCGAAAGTTTGTGCACCTCGCAATATCAGTCAAACACCTACTGATCATCGATTGAGATATGCTAGTTATATCTATCCTTTGACCAGTGTTTTGAAGAAATTTGATTGGTATGCGTTTGGTAGAACACCAGCTGAGATTACTCAAAAGGTTCAAGATGTGGCTGTGAAGTGTGATACTATTTGTCCTACGGATTTTAGCAAATTCGATGGTACACATAGTAAGTTTTTGTGTGAGTTTGAACTGATGTTGCTTCTTCGTTTCTTCGGCTCTCGTTATCATGAAGAAGTGGCAAAGTTGTCAACTGAACAGTATTATGCGAAGGCCACTACGAAGAATAAGGTCAGGTACAACACCGAGTTTTCGCGTTTGAGTGGGAGCTCAGACACTAGTACATTTAACACCGCTGACAATGCGCTTGTTTCATACATCGCTTTAAGAGTAACTGGACATTCGAAGATAGAAGCTTTTGACAAACTAGGCTTCTATGGGGGTGATGATGGATTGACAGGGGATGTTGATCCTACTTTGTTTGAAAGAGTTTGTGCTCGTCTCGGATTGACGTTGAAAGCTGAGAAGATTGAAAGAGGAAACCCGGTTCCATTTCTGGGAAGAATGTTCCTTGACCCATGGACCACAGGTGAGTCTATTTGTGACGTCGGTCGTCGTGTCCGTTGTTTACATATTACGACAGCATCCAAACAGATTGCTGATAATATTGTATTGATGCGTAAGGCCGAAGGTTACTATGTAACTGATAGTCATACACCATTTATTTCTAATTGGTGTAGGGCTATTTTTCGTATTCTAAAAGGAACTAATACACAATTGAATGATGCTCAAGAAGCTGAACTCAGTCGTGATCTTAGTTACTTTGCAAAATATGATAAGAAAGAACAGTTTCTTAGACCAGCCTTGGTTAGTGATAGAGCATTCGAAGTTGCTGCAGCCTCGTTACAAGTTGAAGTGAATCGTTTGGTGTGGTGCTGCAGTGAACTTGATAAGGTCCAGAGTATGCAGGATCTTATGAAATGTGATTTCAAGTTTCCTTTCCAACCTAAGATTGAAATACCAGCAGCTGTTGGTGGACAGGTTCGTTTACCTGAGAAGGATGTCAAGCACCGAACTCCGAAAACAAAGAAGCAATTAGCTAATGAAGCTGATTGCTGGCGAACAACGGTTAAGTCTAAGCTCTCAGGAGCTAAGACTTAATCAAACACATCACTCCGCGCGGCTATTGTATGTTGGGCCCCGGCATGCAACATCAGCCTGGGGCTGCCAGATTCGCAGAATCATTCAAAACGACTTCAAACGCTTTACCTACACCTTTCACTATCTACATCTTACAAGCTCTAGTTCTACTATGGATCGCATCAATCATCTCAAATTTCTTGACGATACAGTTCCAAAAGTTTTGGATACTGATGAGGAATCAGATTATTCCGATGTTTCATCGTACAGTGATTTTTATGATGATCAATGTGAGTGCATGGGTGAATATGCTCCGTGTTGGCGATGCTGCCCTTCCAGCGCAGTAATCGAGGAGAAATCCACAGCTGACATGGGCCATGAAGCTCCTTCTACTCAATCTATAACTCAATGCGTCACAACTTGTGTCGAGACTCCGGTCATAGCATTGACGTTGGTTGAACGAGTGGAAAATTGGGTCAAGGAGTGTTGTTGCTGTATCAGTAACAACGAGTCAAAGGACATAGCTCCGCGATCCGAACCAGTCTTGAGTATGCCCACGCTTGAGGAGTTCTTACGTGAACTGGACTCAGCGGTGGACGATAGTCTTCACACTGATAGTGCAGCGCAGTCAATGGATCTGGACGATTAGTCGCGCCACGTTAACAGGTTGTCGTGCGAACAACTTGGCTCTTCCGTG